TCCATAACGGGTATGTAGTTGTTGGTAACTATTTAGGAAAAAGTCCAGATACAGGTTCGGTTCATGTTTTTAAGAAGTCTGGGATGGGATTTAGTTATCTCCAAACTCTAGTGGCTCCAGATGGAGCGGAAGATGACGGTTTCGGATTCAGTGTCGCAATTCATGACGGATATATTGTTGTCGGGGCTCTTGCTGATAATGGTTCATTTACCAATGAAGGTTCGGTTTATGTTTATCGTTTAGAAAGAGGAGAATTTAGACATCTACAAAAAATTCAAAACCCGGATAAAGGGAGTCCGGATGGTGACGCTTTCGGACTCAGTGTCGCAATTAGTGACGGATTTATTGTTGTCGGGGCTCCTGGTGATAATGGTAATTCGGGTTCGGTTTATGTCTACCGTTTAGAAAGAGGAGAATTTAGACTGCTCCAAAAGATTTCAAACCCTGATACAGCGAGCCCAGATGGTGACATTTTCGGATGGAGTGTCGCAATCCGCGACGGATTTATTGTTGTCGGGGCTTGGGGTGATAATAGTGATTCAGGTTCGGTTTATGTTTATAGATTAGAAAGAGGAGAATTTAGACTGCTCCAAAAGATTTCAAACCCGGATAAAGGGAGTCCGGATAATGACGGTTTCGGACTCAGTGTCGCAATTAGCGACGGATTTATTGTTGTCGGGGCTATTGGTGATAATGCTTCGGGTTCGGTTTATGTTTTTCGATTAGAAAGAGGAGAATTTAGACACCTCCAAAAAATTCCAAACCCAGATGGGAGTCCGGAATTTGGCTTTTTCGGAAATAGTGTCGCAATTCACGACGGAAGAATAGTTGTTGGAGCTACTGAACCTCCTATTGTTAATGGGTCGCCAACAACAAACAAACCAGGAAACACTTACATCTTCTCCTACGGATATTAATTTATTTTTTTTAATTCTTATAAGAATTAAAAATGGAGAAAAGTGAAATTTTTCGAAGAAGTTTAAAAATTTTAGAAAACATGGATGTTGTAGATTTTAAAAAAGTAAAATCTGGGTTAGGGTTAGTAGAAACTTGTTGTACTATTGTAGAAGAATCTTATAATAGATTAGGAAAAGCCTCTTCTGGAAAAGAAAAAAGAGAAACGGCTATTATGCTTCTTTCTCCTGTGATATCAAAATTAAAAGAGAAAAATGTAATAAATAATGATATAGAATTTATACTTACTCAATTTGTTTCAAGAGAATCTGTTGAAGATATAGTAGATGAATTAGTAGAATCTTGGAAAGATAATTTAGAAACTGTTCATTATAGATGTCTTAAATTAATAAGTTTAATTTTTGTCAAAAAAAGAAATTCCACAAGACTTTATAAAGTTAGTGATAATTAATTTTTTTTATTATCACTAACTTAAATTAATTTTTTTATTATCACTAACTTAAATTAATTTTTTTTATTATAACTAACTTAAAATTTTTCATTTATGAAATGAAAAATAATTTTAATCTAATAAATATTCATTAATTACTTCTTGTTCGTAAGCTTTTTCTTGGGAAGGTAATGTGAAAATCGAAATCTTTTTCCCATCTTTATCTTCTCCTACAATCTGATAAACAACACAATCTACACCGCTAACTTTCATTGTTTTCGGTCTTTCTATAGAAATAGAAACAATCTCTGGAAATCTTGTTTTAGCTTTTTCTAAAGCTTCATCAATATTCTCTAAAACAAGAATTTTATTTTTCTTTTTTAGATTTTCTTTCCATTCTTTTGTCATTCCTTTGCTTACCACGTATTCTTTTGCTTGAGTATAAGCTTCTTTTTCCGCGATCTTTTTTATAGCTCTTGTAGATTCCCCGATTAAAATTTCTCGAGGCGGAATATCAATTCCAAGTCTTCTAGCAATTACTGCATATTCTTTTAAAATTGAGATTTTAACAGTAACTTTACCTGTTTTACTTACCGTACTTTCGTTCACAATTCCAGGATGGTCTGTTGTGTCTCTTTTAATAATAGCAGGATGAATTCCTTCTGGTTCTAAGAAATTTTTATTCATATCTTTAACTATCTTTTCCCAAGTTGATTCTGGAATCTCTTTAGGTCGTTTTATTAAAGTATAATGAAACTTTACTGGCTGTCTAAAAACTTGACCGCTAAAAAGTTGGTCTACAAAAGTTCTATCTGGATCAGTATTTATTTTTTCTTCTTTTTCGAACTTAATATTTTTAAATAATAAAGACAAAAAGTTATAAATAATAATGACTCCTAGACCCATTTTACCACTTTTTTCGTAAAGAATTTGATCAATTGTTCCACAAAAAGCTTCTAAAAGGTCTTCGTTATTATCCATTCTATCAGCATTAATCCCGCATGAAATTAACCATTCTTGTAATTTCATCTTTTTTGCGACTTTAGATTGGAAAATTTTTGACATATATTTCTGATTTAAATTGCTAATTCTAGCTTGATCTGCGAGAGGTTCTCTTTGTGCGATATAAAATTTAAAACAGTATCCCATTGTCACATCTCCGATAGTTTCTACTGCTTCGTAATTTTTTCCAGGATTAGGATTTGCTGTAAAATGAGTAAAACAAGGAATCCATTTTTCTTTTAATGTTTCATTATTTAACACTACATCTACTAATTTCTTTTTGTCTTCTGGAAAGATTCTTAAGAGTAAATCTTTTAAATATTCATAAAATTCTTGTCTCCATTTTTTAGAAGAAGGAACATTATATTTATCTAGGACATTTTTTACTTTTGGAGAATAAACACCATTTAGAAAAGTAAACTCTTCTTCAGTAGAAGTGTTGTCAAATCTTTTAGGAGAAGCCATACTCTTTTTTAAATTTAAATCCACTTCTCCATTATCAAGATTTAATTTTTCCGGAGTCTCTTTAGATAAACTTAAAAGAGACTCTTCTTCTCTTACCATTCTTTCTATGATTTCATAATCTTCCACATGATATTTTTGAAAATCTTTTAATTTCACATTAATATTACAAGATATTTCTTCTTTAATGTGAGAAGAAAAACCTAACTTTTTTGTTTCTACTTTTTTAATTTTGTTTTTATTAAAAATCAATACTATCGGATAATACTGCGAACACATACCTAAAAAAGAATAGGTTTCTTCCAAAGCCAATTCTTGATTTTCATTAATAACAATGCTATTTTTAGTTAATTCTAAAAGTTTCTCTTTATTTTCTGACCAAGTCTTTTCTGAAAGAGTAACAACATTATTTCTAGAAAACTTTGTATCAGAAACTACAATTACATTTTTTGTTAACGGGTGAGATCTGATAACTTCTAGTTTTTCTAAACTTTTACAATTAAAATAGAGAAAAGTTACATCTTGAAAAGTAGTAAATTTATGAAGATTAGATATCTCCATAACAATTTTGTCAAAAAGATTTATTCCATTCTTAAATTCTGATAAAGACATATTTTTAATTATAGATCAAAATTAAAAAATCATTTTTAATTTAGAAACTTGTTTCGTCTGTTCCGTACTCTTGTTTTAAAGGAGCAAAAGAACCTTCTTCCCTAAGGGGTTTTTTGTCAGGAGGAATAAATACGGGTAATTTTTCTTTCATAGAGTAATGTACATGATGAAAAAGACAAAATAATATTAAAGAAACACTAAAAGTTATAATAAATATATCTTCAGGTCCATGATTTAACTCCATTTTTAATATAAAATATAATTTCTAGGATAAAAAATATAATTAAAAATGGAGTATATTAAATCTTTTTTTGGAGAAAAAAAATTATTTTATCCTACTTCAGAAGTAAGAATATGGGAAGAATTGAAAGAATATTATGACAAATATGGTTATGAGTGGATTAATCTAGATATCTGCAAAAAGACTTCAAGAATAAGACGAGCAGATCAAAATAATAGAGATAAATTTTTAAAATTAAAAGGTCACGAAACAAATTTAAGGTCTTCTATAAAAGGGGTAAGAGTCCCCTTTATTGTTCCGCCTCCAAAACCAGACAATTATGACAGATATCTTCTTTTAAAAAAATGGTCTAAAAACAAAGACTGTTTTAACTCTACTATGGCAGCTGTTGATCTTTTTAAAAATTACAATTTAGAACCTTGTAAAGATTATGACCCTGTAAATGTTTTAGATACATACTATGAAGAAAAAAGAAAAGATGAAATAAATTCAGTTTTTACAAATTCTTCTTCTAGTTCAATTTCTTTATCTCATAGAAACTCTCCGACAGCTCCTGACCCTCCGATAGAAGAAGAACAAAAAGTATTTAGAGAAAGTAAAAGTTCTACGGAAATATAAAAAAAACTATTATATATAAAATGGAATTGTTTTATATATTTCTTATAATTGTAAATTTATTAGTTATAGTTTATATTGGATTTTTATTTGAAAGTAAAAAAGGAAGAAACGATAAAATTATAGCTAAGCCTGGACTAAAATACAAATATAATGAAACAGAATATAAAATTCCTGATATTAAATTAGTAGGAAGCCCTTATCTTTTAGAAGAAGATTTTTACAATGATATGAGAAAATTATTAATTAATACTAGAGAAGTTTTACATAAACTAAATATAGAATTTTGGGTTTCAGGGGGAACCCTAATTGGTTTTCATCGACATAAAACATTTATTCCATGGGATGATGATATTGATATTCATACAAAAGAAGAAAATAGAAAATTTATGTTTGACAAAAAATTTAAAATAGAATTAGAAAAAGTTGGGGTAGAACCTATCTATATGGTTGGGTTAACAGAAGATTTTTCTTTTTACAAAGGAGGGGTAAGACTTAAACTTATCGGGAAAAATAACCCAGTAATGGATATATTTTTCGTAGAAGAAATAAGTGATAGAGTAGTAAAAATAGAAAATTGGGACAAAAATAATAGATTTAAATACAACGAAAAAGAAAATTGGCATAGAGACGAAATATTTCCAATTAAAGAAAAAGTTATTGATGATATGAAAGTTCCTATGCCAAATAAACCGTTAGAAGTTTTAAAAGCACAGTATGGAGAAGATGTTATGAATAAAATGTACGGAAATAATCTTCCCCACAGTATTGCTTATGATTTATTAAATGTCATATGGACTAAGGATGTATAAATTATATTAAAATATTTATATTTTAATATTTTAATATTTTAAAATGAGTTCTAGTAATGATTTAATGTCAAGATTAAATGAATTAGAATCTAGAAATTTAAATTCTAACAGTAATTTCTATATTATTATTTTTGTTCTTTTAATTTCTTTAGCTCTTTCCGGAGCAGCTATTGGGATAAGTTATAATGATAAAATAGATATTTCAGGAGGATCTAATAATAATATTATAGTTACAAAAGATAATTCTGATAAGGATTTTACATTAGAACTAAATAAAGAATTAAAAGAATTAAAATCTATTACTGCTAAGTCAGGTACAAGTTATTTTAATATTATCGGGAGAGGGTTAAGTGTTACTGGTAACATTGTTACAGGAGGATATGATAATACTATTTCTGGTTCAGATCAAGTTGGTCTTATAGGAGGTGTTAGTAATACTATTTCTGATTCGGATCAATCTTTTTTAGCAGGAGGAAGCAGAAATACACTTAGCGGTGACGGTTCTACAGTTTTAGGGGGAAATACTAACATTGTTACAAGTAATAATTCTGGTGTTATAGGGGGTTATAATAATAGTGTCACCGGTACTGAGTCTTTTATTATAGGGGGTTTCAGTAACGGAGTAAGTACAAACCAGGGATTTTTAGCAGGAGGAAGCAAAAATAATATTGAAATAGGTGGT